AAAGGAATTAAGCAACGGTTTAACAACCAAAGCTTGAAAGGCAATGCGCAACAAATCCTTAATGATTGATTTTGCAAGATCGCCAAAGCTTGCTTTACCTTCAACCGCAAGATTGATAAATTCATCACCAAGACTTGTTAAAGCACCTTCAGCCAAATCTTTCATTTGCGATGAAACGTCATCGGTGCTTTTATTTACAATGTTTTGCCATTGTTCAGCGGTTCCACCGGTTGCAAGAAACGCCGCTTTAATTCTTTCCAGGCTTTGAACAAATTGATCATTGTTCAAAACACCGTTTTGCATTGCTGTTTGAACAGCATCAAACGCCGATTGCGCTTGTGAAAACGGTTCATTCAAAGCGCCGTATTGTACAGCTAATTGTTGAAGTGCTGTTTGTTGTTCTGAAATGGCATCACCCGATGAACCAACCGCCGCCGCAACAGCCGCTTGTTGTCTTTGGTATTCAATCAAGGCTTGACGGTTCATTTCAGTTGCTTCAGCATTTGCAATGAATTCATCACGTTGTTCAGCCAACGCCGGTTGCATAATTGGATGAAAAGCGGTAATATCACCGAATTGTTCAGCGGCTAAAGCACCAGCCGTTGCAACAGGATCACCGCGATTTTCAAGCCGAATTTCACTTTCACGCAAAGACGAAATGCCTTGCGCTGATAATGAAATCATATTGTCGTAAGCGCGCCGAAGTTCATTCGCCAAACGATTTACTTCATTTGCGCCCGCTGCAATGTTGTCGCTAATATTTGTTCCGGCAATGTTTAAAAGAATTCTGTCAGCATCGGACGCTTCACCATTCAAGAACCGCATTAGCGCATTTGTTGTTTCCAATTCAGTTCCGAATTTCTGCGCATTTGTAATTGAGGCTCGCAAGCTTTCAACAATTGATAAAAATTGCGGTTCACCCGCAACCAATTCATCAAGTGAATTTGAAAGTTGACCCAAATCAATTGATGAAAGTTCTTGCAATTCAGTGTTTGCATAACCCGTTTCAAAAATGAATGCGCGCAAAGCTTCAACACCTTCGCGCCCAACACGCCCATTCAATTGTTCAGCGGCATAAGCTGCCATTGCCAGTTCAGAACCAACATTTTGCAATGAATTGCGGTATTTATCTGTATATCTTTTTTGAGCAAGTAAACCTTCAGTTAATGAAATGCTTTTCAATTGCGCTTCAGTTTGTGCCAAACCTGATATTACATTCTGTAAAGTTCCTGTAAGTTTTGCCGAACTATCATCTAAACCGTCAATTGATGTTGCGGCAACATCAGCCGCTTCACCAGACCTGGTGAACCAGCGCCAAGCAAGCGTTAAACCGGTGACAATTGCAACAAATGGAATTGAAGACATTGCCAAGGTTAAGCCGCGCGCCGCGATTGCGCCCGCGATGAATTGCGCCTGAATTGTTGTGAGCATTGCACCCATGCGAACCAAACCGGCAATCATTGCAGGAATTTGACGGGCCACCAGGACGCCAAGCGCGATTGCGAAAACATCAGCGTTATCAGCCGCAAGTTCAAAGACTTTCGCAACCGCTTCACCGGCTGGAACAATCACCGAAAGCAACGCATAACCAAAATCAACAGAAAGGTTTGTCAATCTTTGCAGTAACAAACCCCAGCGTTGATCAAGACCTTGCTGAACAGTTGTAAGCGCGGCATCTGTTGCGCCCGCTTTGGTTTCCATCTGTTCAAGAATTTGATTAAAGCTTTCACCACCGGAACCGGCAAAAGCAAGCGCCGCATTCAATGCTTCAACTGAACCGAACAAAACAGAAAGGCTATCGGCGGAACCATCTGTTTTTTCAACAACATCAGCAAGAAAACCAGCAAGACCTTTTGACCGCAAACCGGCTGTTGAAAAATCAATTCCCAATTCTTCAGCAAGTTTAGCAGCTTCAGATGTTGGTTTTGCAATACCTGAAAGAATTGCGCGCAAGCTTGTGATTGATGTTGCAGTTGACAAACCTTGAAGCGTTAGCGCCGCCGTTCCTGCAACCAGTTCATCAAATTCAACACCAAGTGAAGCCGCGATTGGAATAACGTTGCCAAGACCTGAAGCAAGTTCACCAACCGTTGTTTTACCGGCGCGCATACCTGTAAACAAAGCATCAGATGCATCAGCCGCAAGCAATCCGGTTGACGCATATGCATTGGTTGCGGTTGTCAGAATATCAACACCGGTTCCAACATCAGTTATGCCACCAATCGCAAGCTTGTTCGCGGTGTCAACAATATCAATCGCCGCCGCCGCATCGGTTGCACCCGCTGAAACAGCCCCATAGAACGCTTTAATCTGGAATGCTGCACTTGTGCCGAATTCATCAGCCATAGCCCTTGCGGCTTCACGCATGGCGTCCAGTTCAGCAGATCCAGCCGGTAACAGGGTTGCAAGTTCCGAAAGCGATGCAGACAATTCCCGCGCGCCGGAAATCATGCTTTCAAATGCAAAACCGGCAATAACACCGGTTGCAATTCCCATTAAACCAGATGTTAAAGTTCTTGCACCATTTGAAAGCCGACCGAAAACAGATGTTGTTGTTGTTGCACCATTTGCAACGCGACCAAGAACGCTGTTTGTTCTTGTCATTGTTCTGTTTAGATCATCAGCAGCACCTTCAACCCGTTCGGCTGAAGGTCTTAAATCTTTCAGTTTTTTATTTGCGCGGTCAAGATCATCGGTATCAGCGCGAAAACCAACTTCAGCAATATCAACCATTTTTGCCCGCGCCTTTACTTTTTATTTGCCTTGTCTTTTTGCCGATCTTGAAAATCTTTCAATTCAGAATTCATTTCGGCGCAAAAGGCTTGATCCATTTCCGACAGTATATCATATTCGGACGGGCGCACAACATTTCCCGTTAATGTCACCCAAGCCAAGAATTCAGATGGTGGAATTGGTAAACAAACCCCATCTGAAACGCGCAATAATTTGTTTGAAAGTTCAAAATACCATTCAAATAAATATTCGCCGTGTTCTGGAATATTTATTTCTGGTGTTAGATCATCTTGATCAAAATCTTCATTGCGTTCGCGCCTGGTTTTACCGTTTTCATCTTTGGTATCATACCGGACGCGAACGCGAATTGCTTCACAAAGTTCTTGCGATAGGTCTAAAAAAAACCCTTGGTATCATCAAGTTCATCGGTCAATTGCTTTTTGAACCATGTGATTTCTTTCAGAACAGCCACAACGTTTTTCGGATTGAATTCAGGCTTTTCGCCTTTAAATGAAACATCATCGCCGTACCATTCCCAACCGGTCAAGGTTGCGCCGATCAAAGCAATTTCGTTATCTTCAACTTCAATCGCTTTCATCACTTTGCCGCGCTTTTGCTTTTGCAAATTGAAATCGGTGATCTTGCGTTTGATGGTTTTCATGCGCGGATCATCTGGTGACATTAGCGAAACGCGAATTCCAACCGGTTCATCAGAACTTGGATGAAGAATTTCAATCGTTTGTTCTTTTGGTGCGATGTTTGTAATATCGTTCATTTTGGGGTTTCTTTCTTCAGTTTGGGGTTTCGATTTTTTTACGCCGATGCAGCGTCATCAACAATTTCAAGTTGCTGCAAACCAAGCGTAAAGATTTCAAGATCAAAATCTTCATTCCGGCCCATCGGGCGGCGCGGACCAGTGACCAAACCACGGTTGTAAATGATGGTTGGCGTTCCGCCAGCGGGCGCATCATTGCGAACAATTTTGAACGCAAATTTGTTGTTCAAAAGCGATGCAGCGCGCAAAGCAATTTGACCAGGATCAGCGGGCAAACGCGCAAGTTCAATTTCAGGCGAACCGGCATCAGTCATCCCTTTTGCTTTCTGAATAACGCTTGTATCCCAAGTGTCATAAGAAAGAATATTTGTGGACGGGCCAACTTCACCATGCGAACCAACCGCTTTGATTTGCGTCCAAAACAGTGCTTCATATCCGGCAAGATCAAGATCGGCATCTTCAGCAAGCGGAACTTCACCGTCATCAGCGGTA